GCGCGGCGGTGACCGCCTGCGCGGGGTCCTCGGTGGAGTGGAGGAACTGCATCCAGGCGGGCGACGGCGTGCCGCTGGCGGACGGCCGGCGGGCCGGGTTGCCGTCCGGGTCGGTGGCATCGATGGAAGGGATCAGGGTCACGGTGTGCGGGGTGGGCAGCATCGCTCACCCCACGAATTCGGGGTCAAGGGGCACGGTGTACGCGCCGCCCTGCTCGTACGCCGACAGCAGCGTTTCAAGCTCGTCGTCGGTGACGTGCAGGCCGCCGTCCTCGTCCAGGGTCTCGCTGTACTCGCCGATGGTGCGGGCGCGGTACCCGCCGGGGTTGCGGGCGGCCCGGATGACCATCGCGACGGTGATAGCGCGGGCGATGCCCGCCGGAGGGGTGTATCCGGCGGGCATCTTCCCGTCGATCAGCGACGTGGCGTCATCGAGGAGAGCGCCGATCTTCGCTGTGTCGGCCGGGGACAGCGTGCCTCCGCCGGTGCGGGTGGTGTAGTCGGCCACGGTCGCGTACGGCATCGGGTCACTCCCGCTCGTACGCGGCGGCGCCGCAGTCGAGACAGCGGATTACGGTCACCGCGGCCGCGCCCGGGTCGAAGGCAACGAACACCTCGATCCGGGCCGACGCGCATTCCCCGCGGTGAGCCACCGGCGACGGCGGATCACTCGCGGGTGCCCGCTGTGCGGGCTTCGGGTTCTTCGGAGCGGTCACAGGTCACCTCAGCCGTTCAGGACGCCGGTGAGGCGGGCCGCGCCCTTGCCGCCGAACACGGCCAGGCCGCAGAAGAACTCAAGCCGGGTGCGGTAGACGGGTTTGGCGTCGATCTCGCCGAGGTCCTTGGTCTGGACGCCGCCGTTGGTCAGACCGGTCACGGCCTGGTCGCCCTCGTCCTCGCCGAAGCGCACCGCGTAGATCGAGGACGCGACGTTGCTCGAACCCTGCGTCTCGGTCTGCGGCAGGATGTCCACCCCGGCGGCGGTCTGCCCGAGGTCGAGCAGCGGAATCCCGTTCCACGTGATGATCCGCTTACCGGTCAGGTCCTCCCGCACGGTCTCGACACCGCCCAGGCGGCGGCCGGCGGAGCGCACCTTGCCGATGATCTTCGAGTTGGCGTAGAGGGCGCCGTTGGACCCGTTGAGGCCGGGCACCGCGCCGACGAGCTCGTCAAGCTTGTCGAAGAACGTCTGAGCGTCGGTGCCGCCGTTGCCCACGACCGGGATGCCGTTGGTACCAGCGGCGATGACCTGGGCGCCGGTGAGGCGCTTCTTCAGACCGTCGAAGCTGTTGACGTCCACTGCGGAGTCGCCGTTGACGAACGAGTCCTGAAACTTGTAGCTCGCGGCCTTGACCTTCATCCCGGTCTGGGTCGCGCGCTGGTCGTTGAGGTTGCCGCGCGTCTGGACGATGAACGTGTCCACGTCGGCGTCACCACCGAGGATTACGAGGCGCTCGGACTTCGGGTTCACGGTGCCCGTGGACTCGCTGTAGGCCTGGTTCACGGCGCGGAACTCGACGCCGGGAAGGGTCGCCTCGTCGTTGTAGGCGTAGGCGTTGCCCTCGATCGTGAGGAACGGGATGCGGTCCAGGATCGGGGAGACCTGGATGAACGTTTCGATGACGCCGCGCTGCAAGTCGTCCTGACTGAGCTTCGCGGCCTCGGCAAGGGTAAGTGCCATATCGGACTACTCCTGAATAAGACGAAGGCCCGCACAATGGCGGGCCCGAAGGAATCGGCAGGCGTCGAACTTGCCGAACAGGGTCGGTTGTGGTCGTAGCCTGGGGACATGACCCTGACTGACGACCAGTTGTTTGACTTCGACAAGGATCGAATTGAGTGGAGTACGGAGGCGGCGGATACAGCCCTTGCGGAATACCCGGACCTCTACCGAAACCACCTGGCGATCGCGTTGTGGCTCGATCGATGGCAGCAACAGCTAGACAGTGGGCTCGGAGACTTCAATGAGTTCCGCTCCGCCTTGCGGGAGGTTGCCGCGCATCTGCGCCAGGCGGACTGTGTGCCGACTGGACCGATCTACCGGACTGTCATCGACACGGTGTAACTCGCGCTACCTGGTGGCCTCACGTTCGGCGTACGCGGCGCGCAGCCGGGCGACGCCGGTCCCGGGGTCAGTGTCGGCGCCGGTGCGGACGCCCTGGTCGTGGCCGGGCGTCCCGAGGCGGGCGGCGAGGGTTTCCGCCTGTGTCTTGGCTTCGTCGGCGGTGGTGGCGGTGATGAACGCGGCCAGATCGGCGGGCAGGCCCGCGGCGGCAGCGGCGGCGGCGCGGATCTCGACCGCGCGCAGGGTGGTGACCTCGCCGGAGAGCTTGTCGCGCTCCTCGGTCACCTTGGCGAGGGCTGCGGCGTGTTCGGTCTCGATCTGGTCGAGCCGGGTCGCCTTGTCCACGTTGGCCTTCGCGGTGGTCTCGTGCTTACGCGCGAGGCCCTTCCACTTCTCCGCGTCGGCGAGCGCGGCGGCGAGCTGGGCGGCGGTGTCGGCCGGCGGATCGGCGGGCGGGTTGTCCGGCGGGTCGCCTTCGGGTGAGGCACCGGCGATGAGCCGGATCGGCTGCCCGTTCTTGCGGTAGCCGATGATCGCGCCGGGGGTGGTGCTGAGTGGGTTGTCCACAGGGTTGTGCACAGGCGGTCTCCCATGTCGGGGTGCCCGGCGTACCCGTGTCGGGCGGCCGGGAGCGGGTCGCCGGGGCCGGTGAACCGGTGACGCGGGTCGACCAGCACGGGACCGTGCTCGCCGTGCTCGCGGGTGATGGTCAGCAGGACGTCACGGAGCTGTTCCCGTGTCGGGGACGAGCCGGTGAGGTCCGCTGCCGCCGTGGTGGCGGCGTCGAGGAGGGCACGGTCGATGACGTGCCGGTCGGCGGTGGTGATCGCCTCGACCTCGCAGTCACAGCCCGGATGCACCGGGTTGAGCTGCTGGACGTGGTACCGCTGGGTGGAGGCGATAACGCACAGGGCGCACGACTCCGAACCACGCAGGACGCGCCGCCAGCCGGTCACCTTGTCGGCGGCCGGGGAGCGGGTCAGCGCCTCGCGGGCGGCGTGGGAGTAGGTGATCTGAAGGTCGGTCTCGGCGACTTCGCGTAGCCGGACCTCGCCGAGCCGCACCGCCTCCGACAGTGGCCGGGCTTCGTGCAGCGCCGTCCAGATCTCCCCGAAGGGCCGGGCGTAGACCTCCTGCGGGGTGACCTCGCCGCGGACGGCGGCGATGATCGGTGCCGGGTCCAGGCCCGCCGGTGGCACCGGCGTACCGAGCATCCGCGACAGTGCGGCGGCTATGGCGGCGTCGGTCAGGCCGATCAGCGCCGTCTGTGCCCCGTGCAGCACCGGCACCGCGAGCCCGACGAATGGGCCGGGGTCGCGCCAGTCGGGCAGGCCGAGGAACGCGCGCACGAGGGCTTCGATCAGCCGGGCGTGCAGCGCGGTCCGGCGGGCGGTGAACGGATCAGCCACGGGCACCACCACCGGCGGCGGCCGGCGGGGCGGTCAGCGACTCGGCGGCGGCTTCGGCACGCAGCCGGTTGATCCGCTGCGGGGAGTCGCCCATGTCCTCGGCGACGAGGGTCAGCGGGTAGCCCATGCTGCGCTTCTTGGTGCCCATGTCCGCGATCACGGCCGGGTTGAGCTGGCGCGGGTCGCGCCACCGGACCTCGGCAGCGGACATGTCTCGGGTCTCCCCGGCGACCTTCGCGGCGAGGGAGAGGACGTCTTCCCACGCCTCGCCGTAGACGGCCTGGTGCTCGCCGACCTTCGCGACGTGGTTCGTGTCCAGGGCGGTCACGGTGTCAGCACCGATGTTGATCAGGTCACCGGGCAGGTAGTACGCCGGGGTGGACGTCATCACGAACATGGTCCGGATGTCCGCCTCGCTGGCCCGCAGGTAGCCCGTCAACTCGGTTTGGCTGAACTCCCCGAACTTCGTCGCCTCACCCTCCGACGCCCACAGGGCGCCGGGGTCCGGGCGGAACGGGGACTCCACGATCTCCAGGCCGGTCGCCTCGTCGGTCTTGCGCTTGAACCGGTGACCGGTGACGTACTTCTGCCGGAACGCGCCGTACCGCTCGGCGGTCATCCGATTGAGCACGGTCAGGTTGATCCGGTCCTGCACGTCCAGGACCCCGGCGAATTCCGGTTCCGGGTCCTCGCCCAGCTCCGGGCGGCACGGGAACGCCACGATGGGCACCCCGTACGGGTTCGCCTTGTGCTCGACCCGCTTCCACGCCGCGATGTCGGCCGGCGGGCTCCGCTGGTCGGTGACGAACCGGGTCAGCGTGTCCCCGACGAACACGGTCGCGCGGGTGAGCCCGGCGGCCGGGTCGCGGAACATCTTCAGACCTGCGGCGCGCTCGCCGGTGGCCGGGTCGTCTTCGGTGATGACCTGCGAAGGGTGCTCGGCGGTGATTAGGGGCCGCTTGCGGTCGCGCGGGTGCGGTCCCACCATCACGTACGCGATGGAGCGGGACAGCGACGTGCGGTAGACCTGCCGCTGCACGGCGTCCAGGCGGTTGAGTTGCCACCACGCCCACGCCAGGTCATCCGAGGCCCCGGCCGAGTCGGTGATCCCGATCATCAGCAGCCGGTGGACCACGGAATCGACCACGGGCGCGCAGAAGTTCGTCCGGCTCTTGCGCTGGAAGTCGCGGTAGGCGGCGGTGGTGCGCGGCG